TACCTTGATGAAGTTGGCAATTCAAAGAAGCTTCGTAAGAGGTCGCAGGAAGCAGAAACGAAAGTAACAGAGTTCACGACAGCTAAAGAGACTAATAAAGTGAAACAGATGAAGGAACAAGAACAGTTTCAGGAATTATCTGAAGAACTTCAAAAGAAATTAGATTCTACTCTTCCTTATAAGGAAAGGTGGGAGGCTCATGAAACAGCTCAGCGTGACAAGTACCTTTCAAAGCTTCCAAAGGCTGACAGAGAGAAGTTTGCGAATGAAAATTTGCAAGTCTTAGAATACATGACAGAAAAATTAAATGATTCTACTACACAGACAGCTCAACATAAACCGGGAGCAACGAGAAGTACTCCCATTAACAAGCCTTATGCTGATATGACTGATTCTGAAAGAAGAAGTTATTATACGCAAATGGCTAATGAGTCGGCTGGTAGTAGATAATAATAATCCTAACCGAAGGTCTAATGACAGTTGAGGATGGATAAATATTAGGAGCTTAAAATGGCTTTAGCAGGTACAAATAATATAGCCTTAGCTGGTGGTTTAAGAGATACAGGTGTAGAAGCATCCCTACAAGGATTTATACCTGAAATATGGGGAGCATCCATTCAAGATTATATGGAAAAATCTCTCGTATTCGGTAATCTTGCAGTAGACCAATCAGCTTTATTGGCTAATGGTGGCGATAGAATTAATATGCCAAAACAATCAGAACTTACAGCAACTGACACTTATGGGGCAGGAGTTGTAGAAACATTAATTGATGCTAATTTAGCTTTTGCGAAAACATCTGCTATTGAAGATTCATATACTTTAGATGTTAATAAAGCAATCCATAGTGCAATATCTATTACTGACATAGCTAATGTACAAACAAGCTATGATGTAATGAATATGTACACATCAAAGATGGGTTATGCTTTAGCAAAAAAAGTAGACCAAGACTTAGCAAGATGCTTATATGAGTCTGTTTCTTTTAATCACTCACATGGTACAGCTGATGGTGATAATGCAGGTAACATTATCCTGTTGAATGATACACACGATGATTTAATCATTGAAAATATGGGTGTTGCTAATATGTTAGAACAAATCTATATCAATGATGGTGTAGCAAGTGACTATGTAATGGTACTTAATCCTGCAGCATACGCAAGTCTGTTTAAATTAGCAGAATTTGCAAGATACGATACTGTGGGTCAGTCATTTGGGTCAGAAGTTCCTTTCATAAGTGGCTATGCAGGCAAACTTGGTGGGGTTGATGTTGTTGTTTCTAATAACTTTATTCACACAACAGGTTCTACTGCATCAGTAGCTACATCTGTTCCTAAAGGTAACTTTAGTGCAAATGGCGTAACTGATGAAAGTGAGTTCTTACTTGGATACTTAGTAGCAAAAGATGCTATGCACATTGCTTATTCTAAAGGTCTAAAAGCCAGAGTTCAAAGTGATTACCATCTACCTACATTATCAACACGTTTTGTTGCTGATAGTGTTTATGGTTGCTTGGTGACTGGTAGTACAACTGCAGGCAATAAAAAAGTGTTTGCATTGACAAGTCCTGCTTCTTAGTAGAGACATATAAGGTATAATAATTAGGGGGGATACTCTCCCCCCTTCTTATTACAATTATTATTTAGGAGAAATTTCATGGTAAAATTAAAGAGCAAGAACAGAGTTGGAGTAGTTAAAGAATTTTCAGATAGTGATGCAGTAGAAGCGAAGAAACTTGGGTGGGAAGAAATTACTGCTAAACCTAAAAAAATTAAAGAAGTAGTGAAATCTAAGGGAGCTAAATAATGTCAGGTGGATTAATATCTCAAAGTAAAAAAGTTATTAAAGTTTCTCCTGTAATGACAGCAGCAGATGCTGCTGATAATGATGTAGCTTTTGAATGGACAGCAGTAAGAATAGGGTCTGCTTCTAAATTAACAAGTGTAGCTATATTAGATGCTGATAACTCAGGAGCTGCATTAGAATTGGTATTTTGCTTAGGTGCAGGTACAGATGGGACTGCTCCAACAGCAGCACAAGGATTAATTGGTGGTGCAGGGACAGGAGATGCTGTAGTTGATATAACAGCAGCAGAAGCACAAGCTATACAAATATGTGGGAATGTACAAGCTACATTAACAGAGGGTGACTTGCTAACTGCTCAGGCTATAACTGTTACTAATATAGGTCTTATACTTGCTCCTGCGAGTAATTCTGATACTATTTTTATAGGTGGATTATGGAGAGGTGAACCTGCAGAAACAGGTGCAGTAGGGACTTTAGATATATATCTTGGGTTTGAAGATTAGAAAAGGGGTTTAATTACCCCTTTTTTTATTGCCCTCTCCTCCTTAAATTACATTCATGGTTAATGAGATAAAAGAGATAGTAGAGTATGCACTCTATAAGATAGACGCTTATAGTGATGATGCTCTCACTCTAGTAGTTCGCACAGGTATGGCTGAATCAGGCTATAGAGCATTGAAGGGATATGGAGAAGGGAATCCAGCTATTGGATTCTTTCAGATAGAACCAGCCACTATGAATGATATGATAGATAACTATATCAAGTATCGTTCTCATTACGAAAAGAAACTTATATCATTAGGAATGAATTTTCAAAAAGATACAACTATGTCTGTCATGTCTAATATAGGAGTCCAAGCAGCTTTATGCAGGATTCACTATCTTAGAGACAAGCACTCGATTCCATCTTGGGATGACTTAGAGGGTCAAGCCAAATATTGGAAGAGAGTATATAATACTAACCTCGGAAGAGGAACGACTGAGCATTTTATAAAGGCGAACAAAAAAATTGGATTCGATTAAAGTAATTTTAGCTAACCATCCCTTTAAGGGAGTAGGTGCATCAATGGGTGGATACATGTTATCTCTTTCTGAGATAATGTCCCCATTTTTTAGATTTTTAATATTACTTTTTAGTACCGTTACAGCTATCTCTGTTGCGTATGTTCAGTATAACAAAGCATGGAGGGTGTGGAATGTCAAAGGCAAAAAAGAGCACAGTAAGAAGGGCGATAGTAACTCCAGATAAGCATTTCCCGTTAGCAGATCTACCTGCCATTAATGTTTTATGTCAGGCTATTGAAATTGTAAAGCCTGATATCTATATAGACTTAGGAGATGTTGGGGAGTGGGAAGGGAGTTCACATTGGAAGTGGGCTAAGAAGAAAAGACCCCCTTTAGAATATATCACCCCATTTATTGAGAAAGATATTAAAGATGTCAATAAGGGTCTCGATATGATAGATGAATCCTTAGATAAGACTAATGTTAAGGAAAAATATATGATTGAAGGTAATCATGATAACTGGATGAACCTTTTTACTGCTGAACATCCCTACCTTAATTATAAATTTAAAGATGTAGTTGATTTAGAAGGGCGTGGATATATCTACTACCCTATGGGTAAGTATTTAAAGATAGGAAAGATGCACTTTTATCATGGGCATCACTTTGCCTCCATGCATCATGCTAGAAACCATTTAATGAGATTAGGTTGCAATGTTATGTATGGACATCATCATGACCTACAACAGGCTAGTATAACGCATATAGATGGAGTTAAGTCTGCTTGGAGTATAGGTTGTCTAAAAGATATGAGTGATGGTGGAAACTCTTTCTTAGGTAATAGAAAACATAACTGGTCTCATGCATTTTCTATTGTAGATTTCTTTGAAAAGGGTTATTTTACGGTACATGTAATTCAAATAATTAACGGGAAAACCTCGCTTTGGGGAGAAATATTGGATGGTAATTAGTAGAGATGAATTTTTTAAAAGATTATTGGGAACAGCTAACAGCTTTTGTCATATTAGTTATGACACTAACTAGGATGCGAGTAGATATAGATGTTTTAAAGGAAAAGGTTAAGACATTGTTTGACTTATGGAACAAAGAGAACAAAAATTAAAGGAATTGGAAGCAAGGATTAACCATTTAGAGCATATTGCACACGCTCCTGTAGATTGGGAGAAGAAGATAGAGTCTTTAGAAGGTGCATATAATAGATTATACGATTTAATTAAAAATAAGATAGGGGATAAATAATGGTAGAAATACTATCAAGCAATTGGGAGTATGTTTTAATTGCAATACTTTGTGTAGATAAGGTAGTTGCACTTAGTCCAACAGAATGGGACGATCTTATATGGACATCAATCAAGAAATCAATCTATAAAGTAGTAGGCAAGTGATGTTAAAAATATTATTGAAAAAATATGTTAAGAAGCATGGATTAAAAAATATTCTCATTAAAGTTGGGGATATAGCTGTAAAGGTGACTAAGACTAAAGATGATGATAAGGCTTGGGTAAAAATAAAAAAGGTTATAAATAGTCTATAATGCCAAATGATATAAAAATAAAAGGCTCAAAGCCTATATCAGAAAATCTATCTACTATAACAGTAGGGGATCAAACTACCTGTCTGGAGATTTCTGATAAAAACGGTGCAAGAATCAATGGCGATTTAGAAGTTACAGGTGATATTACAGGCAATATAAAAGATAGGTATCTTGATCCAATGATAATTACAGGAGATTTATCTGCACCTATTACGGGAGTAGTTGCTGCCAATAATGGATCGGATGTTATTGAGGGAACAGGAACATCATTCACAACAGAATTGGCTGTTGGAGATGCTATTAAAATTCAATCTGATGTGGCATTAGGTTATGAAATATTTACAGTTGATGCCATTACCGATGATGATACATTATCAGTAGATTCAAATTATGCAGGAACAAATGCAACCCTATTATGGGCTTCTAAAGACCCTAATTTATTAACGATAAGAGATGGGGATGAAACAGATGAAATTACAATAGATAAAGCTGGTAATATTATTTCTACTGATTTAACTATTGATGATTCAGGCGATATTACTTTAGATGCAGCTGGTGGTGATGTAAATATCTTACAAGCAGATTTAAATATACCAATAGCTAAAAAGGTTATATATGGTAATGTTGAAGAGTATATTCAGGGAGGTACTGATTTAACTCTTGCGTCAGGTGTTGATATAAACTTAACAGCAAGTGGTGATATAAACATCCCGGCTGATGTTGGCTTAACATTTGGCGATGATGGGGAAAAAATTGAAGGTGATGGAACTGATTTAACTATTTTATCAAGTAATAATATAAATATAAAACCTGCTAATCATATATACTGTGTAACTGGTTCTTCTGAAACTATAGATATACAACCTGCCGGTGGAGCTGGTGGAGCTGGTTCTGCTATATTGTTTCAATCTATATTAGAACCTGATGATTATTTTAGAATAGATTCATCTACAAACGGAGCAACTATATTATCAACAGTAGATGATGTGGGTAATGAAGCTGATTTAACTTTAAACATTGATGGTGATATAACCCTCAATTCAGTAACAGGTAATTTTATAGCAGAGAAGGCAGGAACAGAATTTTCTGCTGCCAATTCAGCCTATGCAGGAATGATACTTGGATATACAAGATTAGAAGGAGATTTAACAAGCCAAAGCACCTTCGAGATACAAAATGCTATGACAGTTGAAGATGAT